GTACCTACCGCTGGCAGGTTTGATGAAGTGTACATACGGAAACCGTGGAAGTTATTAACGACAAGGCCGTTACGCAGTCCACCTGATTCACCATAGTCTGCATTTAGGAAGCGTGAATCTTCATCACGAAGTAGCTCCATAAATACCGGGTCAACTACCAGCCAACGCCCTTGAGTATCAACTTGCTGTTGATCTAAGAGGCGAGCCATACGAGCAACAACCATTGCTGGTGAAGCTGTAGCAGTTGGAAGTGCAGTAGCACCAGGCAAACGTGCTGCCAGTGGGATCGAATGATCACCAGCAGAACTAGTTGTGATGTTGCCCATAGAACCCTTGATGATCTTCATTGATGTCAACAATTCATCACTACCAGCAGTGCTAACAGACTTGCTGCCATTTACGACATCATTAGCTGTATCTGCTTGAGAATGCAAAGAAGACTGTTTGAAGCCAGACAAATAACCTAGAACGTCTTGGTCATACTGGTCAGCCAAACGATAAGCTGCACGATCCGTTGCAAGACTCATAAAATTGATGTGACTATGAGCCTCTTCAATATCATCCATCTTAAACGCAAAGTAGTTAGCTTTGTCTACAGTCAACTGAAAATCATCATCTTCAAGATCTTGTGCTGTAACCTGAGTACCACGAGCATATTGGCTAACGGAAATTTCAGGTTCTTTAATAATTCTGACTGTATCGCCTTGAGCAGCAATCTCGCCAAAATAATCTGAGTTAGTAATTTCTCCTACTACAGTAGACTTGCGAAAGGCAAGCTGTACCTGTTTGGAGTAGATTACGGGGCTAAAGTTACCATTAGGTAAATTCCCATAACCTGATGCGGATGTAAAAGCCATAATAAATCCTCCTTAGATGTTTGTTGGCTTATGATATTTAAGCCCAAACTTAACGTAAGAGGCTAATCTTTCTAGGGTGCAATCTATTCTATCAAGGGCCATTGTTAGAATAGTTGGGCCTATACTTAACTAGGTAGGTCTTATCTTAATTGTTTGGCTTAGTTGGTTAGAGTATAAAGGTAGCTAATATTATTAGGGCTTTATACTCTTTTCTTAACATACACAGTTATACATATTAATTCTGTGATGTCAATACTTTTTTAACGTGCACCCCCAGAAATATCATAAATAAACTTGCCACTACGGATAGCTTCCATGATTGAGTCTGAGTTAGCCTCATACTGTTGTGCTGACATCTTTTGTACAGCAGACTCACGGATACTTCCTGACAGGTCATTATTCTCTGGTTTGGTAGTACGTCTTGTTTTAACTTCAGATGCAGCCTGTTTAGTAGAACGCTGTTTACCTTTTACGTCCATGTTGTTATCAATCTTGTACAGATCAATTACCCTGATTACAGACTTAGGGTCATCTTGGTTTTCATATAGGGCATCCTGTACCCACTTAGGTTGTTCTTCTGCCCAATTGTGAAACTCATCACTTGATCGTAAGTCATCAAAGTCTGAGTGCATAGAGCGTATCTCATCTTCTGATTTACTGCGCTGGGCTTGTGCTGTAAGCTTGTCTATCTCTTGTAGTCTAGCATCAGCATTCTTAAACTTCTCTTCTGCTTTTTGATTAGCAATAGTTTCTACAATAGAAGCAATCTCTGGATACTTATTAGACCACGCCTCAATGCTTTCATTACTAGCAGGTGGACGAACTGGACCACTAGTCTTTGCTTTATCTAGCTGTGCCTTTAGTTCTTTTAACTCTTCAGACTGCTTGTTTAGGTGGCTGCGTAGATCACTATATCGTTTCTTAAACGATCTCTCTTCTGCAGATAACGCTTCTTCTTTAGCTTCTGGATTGGACGCTTTCTCTTTGGAACTCTCTTGTTCTTCTGGTTCTCCCCCTTCAATAAGGGCTTTGAGTTCAGCTTCATCCTTTTCTATACGTTTCTGGTTTGCATTGCGCTTTGGTTTAGCTTGTACAAATCCTGCATTCTTTGGTGTTTCCACTTCTGCTAGTTCTGCCATGTTGTATTTCCTTTTATGTTGGGGCCAGCATTATTGCCGGGTAGCCTTATTATTTTTTACGTTTATTTTTCATTAAGCCGCCTTTATTGTAATTATAGGCACTACCAAAATCATATCCACCATCGTCTTCTGGATCATTATCAGGGGCATTAGGGTTATTGTCTTGACCTTCACTAGAAGGTTTAGGTTCTGGGGGTGGTGTAGTAGGAGCGGCTGTATTAGAAGCATTTTGTTCGGCTATTTGTGCTGCACTAGGACCATCAGAACTACTAGAAGAAGGTTTAGGTGGTGTTGTGAAGGATTCTTTAGGCGGTAGTAATGCACCTATATCTATACCAAGTGGATCATCGTCATCTTTATAAAAAGCTTGATCAAATATATGTGTACCTGTAGATTGACCAGGATCATCACCTATACCAGTAATTTTAGAAAATATAGATGGTTCTATAGCACTAATGCTATTTGCTTCAAACTGTGCCTTAAATAAAGTATTCATATTTTTGCTAGTTAAGTCTACACCTTTACTAGTTTTACCTGATTTAAGCATACTATTTATACTTGTATTAACAGCTTCTGCTTGTTTTTCTTTTGCTCTTCTAGCTAACAAGGGTAAAGCTGTAGCTCCTACAGGACCACCTAAAACACTCCCTATAACAGTAAGAATTGTATTTTCTGCCAATCTTCCAAATTTACTATCGGCAGACTTCATAGAATCTGCATATCCTGAATAATCGTCTAGACTCCAATCACTAACTTTTTTCTTAGCCCAATCAGGAGCATTGTCTCTAGCAAGTTCTGCTGCTGATTTATCATCATCATCATCACGCTCACGTTGTACTTGCTGTTGCTCTTCTACTACATTCTGTGACACTTCACGAAATCCAGCAGGTATACGGCTCATAGGTCTACCATTAAAGTAGTATATTATAATCTGTTGACCTGTCTCAGGATTAGTAAAAGTCTTAGACTCAAAACCCATAAAGGGTGAACCTGTACCACCGTAACGTCCATAGCCACCACCTACAGGTTTAGGTACAGTTATACCTGCACCCGGTACACCACCACCCTCATTCATGTTTATAGGTGTATCTGTGTCTTGTGTATTTTCATCGTCTGATGTTTCTAGTTCATCATCTCTGAAGTAAGACTCTTCACCATCTCTAATACGTTTCCAACCTTCTTCTGCAGACTTTTGTAGCTCTTCAAAAAACTCTGTACCAAAGTAGCGTCTAGTTGCAGCGTTAATCATAAACTCATTAGGACTAGCATTGATAGGTACATCATCACGTACCTCTTCTGGTTTGGCTCCAAGAGGTGCAGTGTTGCCACTTACAGGATCTTTAGTCTCATTAAGGATGAGATCCATTTCTGTTTGTATGGGTTCGTTATCCATTACTGCTCCACCTTCATTGTATCCTTTGTGATCCATATCAAGTTTAGCGTTCTTAGCTAAAACTAATGGACCTATCTGTATTACTTCATCAGCTTCACGTACAGGTGCATGTTTACTTTCACCTGACCTCGCATAAAAACCACCCTGCCTACGTGGGTCAAAGCCTACCTGCGTCCACTCAGGATCGTTTAAATACTTAGCTGCTTGATCACGTATCTCTTCTACATCAAGGTCTTTTATTTCACCTGATACTGTAGCGTAACCAGTTTTGCCTGCTTCGCCAGTACCAATCTTTTCTGATGTCTTCTGAGAAGCTAAGAATCTTACAGGCTTATCATCTACACCTTTGTAGTGAATAGCTTTAGCGTAATGCGTTACGCCTTTTTCAGCAGTAGATGTACCAGCTACAATCCATGTATCAAAGCGATTATACGCAGGGATGTCTAACCTACCGTTAAACTTATCACCTATTTTTAGTGATGACTTTTCTACATCTAAGTTTTTAACTGCTTTGTCAGGTAGTATGAACTTACCTTTTTCTCTTTGGTCTGGCTTTAAAGAAAACACAGTAGCTTTGCTTGATGGCTCTCTAGGTAAAGCATCCCAAGACTCTACAGGTTTAAACTTATCTACGTTTTCTAAATGTTGTTCTCTAGTAATCTTACCATCAATTAAATCTTTAGTTGAGTCTTCTAACTCAGGTGTACGTACAGTAGGATTAACATCTCGTGATTCTGTTACGTAGTTACCAACTGCAGTCTGCCAATCATCAGCAGTTTCAGATGCATCAAACTCTGCCATCTTCTTTTGATAATCAATGTTAGATACCTGTGGTGTTACTTCTTCTACAGGTGGCTTTAGTCTAACATTACCACCCATAACACCTAACGCATTAGGATCAACTTCAATACGCTTACCTATATCTACAGCTTTTCTAGCACCTGCTTTAATAGCATTGGCTGCAGCGTCACCTAATCCTGGCACAAGACCTACGATTGCTGCACCGCCCAGCGCACCAGCTAAGTAGTAGTTAGGGTCATCTTTCTGTAACTCATCATAAACTTCTTTAGCTGCCATAGCGTCACCAATGACAGGTGTAGCTGAAGCAACAAAGGTAGCCGCATCTTTAAAAGATACATCAGGTACATCTACAGCTAAGTTTTTTGCTTCTTCTGCGTAGCCTAAGTATTCTTCTTCAGTTTGGGCCATTAATTTCATCCCTTAAATAGGTTAATCTACGTAGAGCAGCTATCTCACCTTGAGCACGATATATGTCTTCCATAGACACTGCCTGTTCTAACTTGCGCTGGGCAGTGTCAATCTTTTTGTTTAGTACATCAAGGAAGCCATCCCATAGGGGCTTATCGTTTACGAGTTTCTTTACTATCATTATGTACCAGTAAACCCTTGCTCACCAGGAGTTGGTGCTGTGCCTGTACCAATGTTACCACCACCTGCACCTGTAGTGTCTTGTACGCCTACACCAGCTTGCTCTGGCCCAGCGCCCGGACTAGGTGGTGGGGGTGGGCCTTGTGGTGCTCCCTCTGCTCCCTCAGGTGGGGGCGGGGGCTGTGTAAACTTCTTAAGTATCTCAGCTTGGATAGCTGCATCACTTAGAGAGTTAGTTACCTTGTCTGGGTCTAGATCCATAGACTTAGCAATCTCACGAATGATGTAGTCACTCTTAACGAATGGCTGTAGTGCAGGATTAGATGCTACACCCATGAACTGCATCAGACGCTGTGAGCGTACCTCGTTAGCCATCAAGCTTTCTGTGCCAGATGCCTTAACCTCTAAGTCACCCTTGATGTCTGTATCAAAGTCAAACTGCATGTTAAATGAAAAGAATGCTTTACCTATTGGACCAATGAGGTAATCATCCACGTTTTTAACAACATTTCGTATGCTGCCATTAGCTGCAGACATAAGCATAGAGATGCCAGAAGCAGTTCGCCCCACTCCACTGACACCTGTTTGACCATGTGCGAAACTTGGGAAGCCTGTACTTTCATCTGCTAAAACCCTAGCCTTATCAAAGAGTTGCATGTTCTCGCCAGCTACATTAGGGAACTTAGTGCCAAAGATGCCTTGTCCTGGTGCACCCCCCTGTCTGCGAAACACCTTGCCAGGGTACACACTTAAGTCCTGCCCTGGAACCAAATTTGTCTCATCAACTTCAATGATTAAGTTACCACTTAATGCAGCATTGTCAATAGCCATACGCATAAAGCCATTCATTAATGTCTGCGTATCATCCATATTCTCAGCAATACCTACACCAAAGAAGCTGTATGGATTAAGCTCATAAGGTACAGCATAGTAAGGAATACGTGCTGGCTTGAATGGGTTAAGAACTAAACGTAATACTTTACCGTTACAAATCCATGTATTCACACTGACCTGCTCAGAGTTCTTCAACTCCTTAGGGATAGTTACACCATTCTCAGCTAGAATGTCTGTATCTACATAACCCCAGAACTCTAGTACTTCATAACGGTAGGGGCTAGAACTATACTGGGAATCATCTTCCATGTCCTGTTCCCAATATTTCTTTTCGTAAGACTCACCTAGATCGATAGCCTCATTAACAGACTCACCTCTAAAGAAAGGTCTAGACTTTAAGCCACGCATCTGTGAGCGTGTCATACGGTGACGCTCTACTACATACTCAGCCTCATCCATGTTGTATGCATCAGGATCAGGGTAAAAGTTCCAGATAGACACATGACTAGTAGATGGTACAGTCTTAATTAAAGGATCATAAGAACCTTCATCATCCCAATTAGGGTACTCTTTGTCAATAGCAAATGGACCCTTCATAATACCTGTACCAAAGAGTGCCATCTCAAATGCAGTGTGGCGTAGTTGCTTATTAGCACCACTCTCTTCTAACTGATCATGGATCTTCTTTTCCATCTTCTTAGCTGCAACCATAGCAGGATGGAACGTCACTGTACTTTGTGAAGTACCTGGACCTTCAACAACCTTATCACCTAACTGCTCTAGCCTATCCTTGAGTGGGCCTAATCGTTTCATACGATCAAACATAGTCTCGCCAGGCTTTAGCTTTTCATCAGGGTCAAACAAAAAAGAAACCTTAGGTTCTTCACTAAAGGCTGCATTAAGTTCTTTCTGTCCTGCTTCTGCATTAGGGTCAATGTTAATGTGTACTGACTCAGCTACACCATCAGGTAACGTTGTAGGATTAACTGTAAGAGGAAAGCGTGAGCTACCAAACAGTACATCTACAATCTGACCATACGCAGCTAGAGTTTTAGTTTTAGTAACTTTGACAAATACACGAGACTTTTCAGTTTCAGTAAATTGTACGTCAGAACCATACAGACCACGGTAATTACGGTAAGCACGTAGCCACCTGTTTTCATCTGTGTACCTTGAGTCTTCTGCACGTTTATATTTCCCTGTTACAAAAGAAACTAGACTAGGTGCATCTAACTCATCACCATCCTGTATGACAGAAACCTCATCTGTTTCAAACAGTTCGCCTTGATCATTTTCATTTATTGCCATATCTACTAGTATCCAAATGTTGAGTCAGAAGCTTGAAACCCTGAACGTTGTGACATAGGGTTGAAATCCCAAAGTGAGCTACGTGGTCTTGTCATTATACCATACCTTAAAGCATCATACAAGTGATCTTCTGCATTTGTATCAACATCTTCATGGTTCTTTTTATCTAAAGGTAAACCAGGAAGCTGAGCTATCATGTTGGTACAGGAAGAAAAGAACACGAGTCTTGGCTCCTCAGTGAACTCATCTACCTGTAAACGGCGGTGAAGCTCGTTTTTACCTGCAACCCTAGAACCTTTTGAACGATCAGAAGGACGCCACCTACATCCTTTTGCATTCATCTGCTCTGCCAAAGACGGGCCTGTGTCTCCACGTTTATGCCACAGGGAACTGTCTAACACACCGTATCTAATACTACTATCACTACTTTCAATTTCAAGTATCATATCTGCTAAATCAGTAGCTGTAACTTTAGAACAATAGAGTTCTCTATATACAATGAGTTGTTCAGCGGGGGATACAGCAATCCAGACAACTCCTGTAAAGCTCCCATAGCCGTAGTCACAAGCTCTAAACTTAGTCCAGCTTCTTGGTATATCATAAGGCTCAATTACATGTATCTTTCTGTTGAACTCAGGAAACGCTGCTCCTTCATTTACATCCCAATTACCCTCAAGCAATTGCTTTCTTTGATGTTCAGGTAGTGAGAGTAGCATAGCTTCATAGTCACCACTCTCAGCTAAGTAAGGATTATCAAACAGACTAGCAGGTATGAACCTTCGTTTGAATAGGGGTTGTCCAGCTTTACTATGCCCTGATGGAAACTTCAGTACCTCACTAGTCTCAATGTCCGTTGCCCAGAACGCTGTATTAGGTTTAGCTGGGTCAATGAACATTTTCTTTACCCAAGCATGTCCTAAACCGCCAGGGTTAGTTGTGGCTCTCATGTACAAGCCTAAGTCTTTATTAGCAGTACGTAAACGTGATCTCATGTAGTTCCACGCAAAGGGTGACTGCCACTGCGTCAACTCGTCAAACGCTACATAGTTAAACGCCTGTCCTTGGTAACGCATAACGTCTGTGTCTCTGTCCAAGTATGACATCCATAATGTGCCACCTCTAGGTGTAGTCCACTGACTCTTACGCTCTGACCACTTAATACCAGGTATAGCCTTAGGGTACAACTCTTGGCTTTTCTGTATGAGTTCTCTTAGTTCTTCTGTTGTATGACGTACCAACAGCCCACTAAAGTCTGGACTGTTCATGTTCCTTAAGGGGTCTGCTAGTGTGGCGTAGCTCTTGCCGCCTCCTGCTGCTCCTCCATAAAGTACTTCACGTTCACTAGACGCTAGGTATTGTGTCTGTGGGCCAGGGTTTGGCTGAAAGACTACGTTCTGTGCCGTTGGTACGTCATATTCTTCATGCTTAACTTGCGCTGGGCTGGTCTTCTGTATCACTGTCTTCTTCGTAGATGAAGTAGCCTGTTCTTTCTTTTTCGAGGATTTCGATTTGGTGTAACGCTTTTTGGAGCCGCTGGGCATACTGGCGCTTAATTGTAGTAAGCCTTTTTCGCTTTCTTTCGACATCTAATCTCTTCTTCAACCCATCGTGTGTTATACTTTTACCAGACTGAGTAGTAAGCCACGCTGCAACCTGTCTTAAAGTATATTGCTTTACGTGCTTCCTTGCAAGCTCTAATAGCTCTAGTTCTTTTGGTATAGGCTCTAGCCATTCATTATCTTCTGGGTCAACCTCATATCCAAAGGGTATGTACTGACTTACCCTTGGTATACGCTGCCAGAGCTTAACCTTAAGAGGTACTTTAGGTAGCATCCAGTACGCATAGTTTAGAGGTCTTTCTTTTCTAAACGTCAGCATCTTCACTGTTTTTAGGTGGCAAGATAAACAAACCACCACTTGACTCTACAGATACTTTCTCAGTTTTAACTACACCAGCACGATCTAAGATCTGACCTGCTGCCATCATCTTCTCTTTTATACCTAGCTGGGTAGGATCGTCCAGAGCAGAGGCATATGCAACTGCAGCCTTAGGACCAACTCTTGACATATACGTTTTAGTTGCATCAAATATCTCATCCTTTAAAGACTCAACAATAGCTGCAGTTGATGAACCCTCATTGTAACCTGCTAGTTTCTTAGCACGTACAACATCACCACCTGCTTCTTCAAAAAGCACTTCAAGAAACTTAGCTTGGTTTTCTGTAAGATTACGCTTCATGTTATTTTCCTGTAGGCTCTGGTTTTCTTTGCAACTTTCTTAGGTTGAGCCACAAACTGCTTACCCTTAGCAGTGCCTTTTCGTTTAGCTCGTGAGGTAGCAGCATACTCAGAAGAACTAAGAGACTTAATAGCTT